AGATATTCATGCATGGACATCTTTGGATGGTGTAAGGTACACGGCTCTCGGAACAGATAGAAAATTTTATATATACACAGAGGGTACAATCGCTGATGTTACTCCTATAAGAAAAACAACAAGCAGTATATCGAATCCATTTACAACAGATGGAACTAATAACGTTACTGTAACAGACACTGGACATCAGGCTACACTTGGTGATTTTGTAACTTTTGATTCTTTTTCTGCAATTGATGGACTTGATATGAATGCGGAGTTTGAGATTACATCTATTACAAACTCTAACAGTTATGTCGTAACACAAACTAGTAATGCCTCTGGATCTACTTCTGGCGGTGGCGGCACTGGTAATATTAATTATCAAATTAGTATTGGGCCAGATGCTTCTGTGTATGGTTATGGTTGGGGTATAGGCACTTGGAACACAGGCACTTGGAATACACCGAGATCAACTTCAACAGTTACACTAGATGGTAGAAATTGGAGTTTTGATAACTTTGGTGAAGATTTAATAGCTACGGTGCACAAAGGTGGTACTTTTAGGTGGGATACATCAGCAGGGTTAACCACAAGGGCTACTGTGATATCACAGGCTCCTACAACCTCTAGATTTAATCTAGTATCAATGCCAGACAGACACGTATTTTTATTTGGCACAGAAACTACGATTGGGGATGCTACAACAAGAGATGATTTATTTTTACGATTCTCATCACAAGAGGATTTTACAACATGGACACCAACAGCAACTAATACATCTGGTTCTTTTAGAATACAGGATGGCTCTAAAATAGTAGCTGCAGTTAGATCTAGAAACGCCGTATTGGTGTGGACAGACAATTCTTTACATGCTTTGCAGTTTGTAGGCGCTCCCTTCACATTTTCATTAGTAGAGCTAGGCGCCAATTGTGGTGCTGTTGGTGTGCACTCAGCCGTAGATATTAATGGTGTAGCTTATTGGATGTCACAGAATTCATTTTATTTGTATGATGGTACAGTAAAAAAATTACCTTGTAGTGTACAAGATTATGTATTTGAAGATTTTAGTATTGCTAATTATCCCGAAACATATGCAGGTATTAACTCTGAATTTAATGAGATTACATGGTTTTACCCTTCTGCAGCCTCTACACAGATAGATAGAGCAGTTACGTATAACTATCTAGAGAAATCATGGCATACATCTAATTTAGCTAGAACTTCTTGGTCTGACTATGGTGTGTATCAACAACCTTACGCAACAAAATATTTTCCTAACGATACTGCTACAACACCGACAGTAAAAGGTTTGACAGCAGGTGCATCTACTTTTTATGAACATGAAGTAGGTTTTGATGATGACGGTACAGCTATGACAGCTTTCATTACATCTGGTGATTTTGACATACAAGATGGTCAACAAATGCTTTCTGTGAGCAGGGGTATACCAGATTTTAAGGACCAGGTGGGAGATGCAACAATAAAATTAGGTTTTAAATCTTTCCCGTCCAGCACAGCAAACGAGATATCAAGAATTGTAAATACAAACACGACAAAGTTTGATTTGCGTGGTAGAGGTAGACAAGCAAATGTTGATATTAGAAGCACTGATGTGGGTGCTAATTGGCGTTATGGTACGTTAAGACTAGATGTAAAACCAGATGGAGGTAGATAATGGCTAAGATTGCAACAACTAGATTACCTGATTCAACACCAGAGTATGAGCCATCACAATTTGATGCACTTATTCGTGTGTTAGAGCAGATAACACAACAATTAAATTTTGGATTTCAACAAGATATAAAAGACGAATCTACAGCAAGGAGTTTTTTCCTTGGCGGATAGTTTTAAAAGTTTTTCTAAGACAGCAACAGGGTCTAATACAGCGGTTTATACCGTCCCTACAGCGGATTCTGGTGCAGTTCCGCCAGTTTTACCTACGACAGCTATTGTAAAAAGCATCAGGTTGTCTAATCAAACAGGTGGCGCTGTAACAACGACTGTGGCAGTATTAGATTATGACGCTAGCTCACCGTTAGAAATAGAACTATATAAAGATAGTTTAGCTGATGGCGCAGAGTCTGAGGTTCTCACTCATCCCGTGGTTTTAGAGCAACAAGATGCTGTTAAAATACTAGGAAATGGTGTAAAAATATTAGTAAGTTTAATGGAGATCACGTAATGTCAGATGAAAACATAGGTAAAAAAATACAGGACGCTGAACAAATTGGCACAGAAAAAGTTGGTGATAAAGAAATACCAATTTTAAAACCTGAAGTTTATGTAAAAATTTACTGTTCTAATTGTAACGCTGAAGTTGATGATGAGGAGAAGGCTACTGGCAATTGTAACGACTGTGGTAAACCTTGGGCCGAATCAAAGGCCAAGGATGTTACCATACGTGTCGTTAAAATGCCTGAAGTATTTGGTGATGGCGGAGAACTTTAACGGTTCTCACACTCACACGTTTCACAGCGATGTTTTTCTGTATCGCTTAAATGTCTTTCTAAATCTCTTTCTGCTGCTAATAATCTTTCGTGATATCTGCCCACCTTATCAGCAAGGTTGGCAATAGCTTTTAAATAGTCTTGTTCGCTCATATTTACTCCTGTGATTGTTAATTTTGGTGAGAACCTAATGTAAACATGTTTTGAATGAAATCAACAGAACTTTTTAAAATTGTTTTCTTGACAACTACGTTGTCTCTGAATAAGCGACGTGTAAATACTCTATCTTTGTAACCCAACCACGTGGTATTGCAATTGAACCGCCACCGTGATTATCATCTTTATCGGTACACCACGAGCGCATAATTACTATTTTTTCTTTAGTATTAACGACCATCCATCCTACTTCTTGACACACGGCTAACGGAGCATTAAGTATGTCTTTTATAGGCAGCCAGCCTGTTTCCATATCACGGGCGTCTAACCACGTCACACGGACCATAGGCACCTTTGTAATATCAAAGCTCATTTATGTTGCATGATACTAGAAATTTGCCTATAATCATACGATTAAATAGGCTAATTCTCAAGGCCAGCCTCCTTGCCATAAAACAAGTCATGAATTGCTAGGAGTACATGTTTAAAAAATTTTTTAGAAGCGTAAGAAAAGTTGCAAAAAATATAGCCCCGATAGCTGCCCCTATTGCTGGATTTGCCTTTGGTGCACCTGTAGGAATGGGAATTGGAGCTTTACTAGGACAATACGGTGGTAAAGAAGGAGCGCTCAGAGCAGCAGCTCTTGGTGGTATTGGTGGTCTTGCAGGTAACTACGCACAAACAGGTCAACTATTTGGAGCAAAAGGTGTTTTAGGAAAAGGTGGAGTAGGTTTTAAGGAAGGCGCAAAAAATCTTTTTATGGGTAGACTACCAGCAGGCGTTGATCCAAGTGTTGCAGCAGCAGATGCTTATAGATCTACTAGAACAGGTGGAATTTTTGATCTTTTTGGTAAAATACCAGGAGGAAAAACTCTAGCCACGTCACTTGCAATTAATGCAATTTTAAACCAACAACGTGAAGAAGAGGATGATACAACTCAAGATGAGCCAGTTGCTGATGCTTTTAAAGATTTAGATGTGGCTGATATTCAATATCCAGATCCTACCCCAGTGTTTGTGGCTGAAGGTGGTATCATGTCTTTAGAAAAAGGTGGCACTGTAGATGATTATGGTGGTATAGAAGCATTTAAAAGAAAAAATGGTGAGATAGCAGGTCCAGGAACGATGACATCTGACGATATTCCTGCTATGTTAAGTGATGGTGAATTTGTGACAAAAGCTATAAGTGTGCTAGGTGCTGGTGTAAAACATGGTGGTGCTAAGACACAAGAAGAGGCTAGAAAAAAAGGCGCAGAATTTTTTTATAATCAACAAAGAGAATTAGAACCGTTTGGTAAAAAGGTGGTATAATGGCAGTAGAAGAAACCAGAGTAAGACAACCCGAGTTTATAGAAAAAAGATCTGAACAATTATTAAAATCAGTCTTTGGTGATCCTGATGCAGTACAACAATCTGGTGAATCGGATGCAGATTTTAATTTAAGAAAGTTTGGTTTATCAGGTGTATCACAGCCTGTACCAGGTCAACAAATTGCAACATTTTCACAAGATCAATTAGATGCTTTTGGTAACATCAGACAAGGCATAGGCGCTTTTCAGCCTACTTTGACTGCAGGTTTAGATGCTGCAGCGGCTGCCACGGGCACTGGGGTTTTAGCTGGACAAACATTAGCAGGTGCACAACAAGCTTTTGATCCTACAACACAAGTAGATCCTTTCATGAATCAATATAATAAATTTGTTATTGATGAAATTCAAAGACAAGGTGATATATCAAGAAACAGATTACGTGGACAGGCTACAAGAGCAGGTGCTTTTGGTGGTTCAAGAGCAGCAATACAAGAAGCAGAATTAGATAGGGGTATTGCAGGCCAGGTAGGTTTAGCACAACAAAGAGCTTTTGATTCAGCTTTAAAAGCAGCACAAGCATCACAAGAAGCACAGCAAAGAAGACAATTGGCTGCTGGTCAACAATTAGGTAATTTAGCTAGAACACAAGGTGGTCTAGCAGGTGTATTTGGTGGATTAGGTCAATTACAACAAGGATTAAATATAAGAGATCAACAAGCACTATTAGGTGTTGGTCAAGCACAACAACAACTCCAACAAGCAGGATTAGACACCGCTAGACGTAATTTAATAACTGCTCAACAAGAACCATTTAGAAGAATGCAATTTGCAAGTGATGTGTTGCGTGGAGTGCCTAGCGGTCAAACTACATTTAGAGACGTACCAGAGGGTAATCCGTTACTTGAATATGCAGGTTTAGGTATTGCAGGTATAGGAGCTTTAGGTGCTTTTGGAGAGGCTTTCCCAAATAGTCCATTTACATCATTTCTTAGAGGATAAATATGGTTGAACCAGTAAACATTTTAAATCTTAACCAAGGATTTGATATGGGAGCAACTATCCCTCGTGGTGTTGACATGAATATTGAAGGCATGTCATTAGAACAATTAAGAGATCTTCAACGTCAATTACAAGACCAAGTGTATACTGACAGAGGTGATTTAATCCCTTTATTTGACAAAGTTTTAGCAAGAATAGATGACTTAGAAACAAACACAGGAGGTGTAAGTGAAGTCAAATTAACGGACAACATAAGTCCTGTCGAAGGTGGTGGTATATCGAATGCCGCTAATAAAAAATATATTGGCACTGATCAATCTGCAGATATTTCTAAGGATCCACCTTTAGCTGGATATGCGCAATTTATAGAAAAATATCCTGAAATGGAGCCATTTATTAATCCAAGTAATTCAACTGCAACTTTTAACCTAGCACAAAATGCAGTCTTATCTAATGAGAGAGACGTATTGCAAAATTTAAAAAAGTATACAGAATATGATGCAGAAGCCTTAGGTAAACAAAAAGAAGAAAGTGTTTTAGGTGTTGTAAAAGAATTAGATAAACAAAAAAGAGAAAAAAACCAAAAGTTTTTCGATGCAAGAGATGAAAAAACAAAAGAATTTTTTGAACAACTCTACACAGATGATAATTATGATTTTGAAAAGAAACTTGCATTAGCTCAATTTGGTTTAGAATTAGCTGGTGGTAGATCCTTTAAAGGTAAAGCTTTACCTATATTATCTGAAGCAGGTCAAAACTTAATTAAAAATTTAACATCAATAAACAGAGCAAAGAAAGCAAGTCAAAAAGAAAAAACTCTTGCAGCTTTTGAATCAGAAATGGGTGCGCAACTTGCACGGTACAATGCAGAAGTACAAGCTGATGCTGAGTTAGGTGTACAAACAATGGAGGCAGTAAAGGCAGGATTAGAAACTAGAGATAAATATTTAGGCATGAATGCTGACGCAGCCAAGTATGATGCAGAAATACAAAACAAAGTAATGTTAAATTCACAAAACGCTTCTAATGATTTGATAAAAAAACACGTAGAAGAAAATTTTCCTGACGCACAAAAAGTCACCGTGCAATACATGGATAAACGATCAGGCACTTTAAGTAAACCAAGACATGGATATTATTATCCAAGCGGTCCTCAAATGGGACAAATTTATGTTACACCAGATCCCACATACGGTGAGGCAGATCAAATACTTTATGACAACAATGAGTTTGTAAATTACAGAAGATACGCTGAAGAAGGAGCTATAACAATTGCGCAGGCTGGAAAAATGGCAGGCAATGATCAATTTACTGTAGCTGATATGGATAAATTTTACGAAAAAGAATCTGCAATAAATACTTTTGCTGGTGCACTAGATACTGTTGCCACTACAAGAATAGCATTTAAAAACTTTCCTGAGTTAGGTGGTACAACAGGATTAATTGTTAAGAACTTCCAAAACTTTGCGAGAATAGCAGATGTTGGTTGGATGTATTTTACGGGAGGATCAACAAATCCTGATTCAGTAAATTACTCTGGCGCAGACAATAAACGTTTTTACATTGACCAATTATTAGATGACAATCTACCTCCTATTTTAGTTGAAAAAGGAGGACAATTAGTTGAGCAATCAATATTAAATCCTGACCAGAAAAAATCATTGCAAGGTTTTGTAAATCAGTCTCAAGTCGTAATAGCAGATGATTACGAGAGATATGCAAAAGCAAAAGAACAAGGGCAAAATTATGTCATATTAGGTGATGGTGATCGTATATCAATGAAAGATATGGACACAATCTTTGGTGCTCAAGACTTTTATAATCCAGAATTTGACAAGGTAGAAGTAAGAACACAAGCTTTAATTTATGCAATAGCAAGATCACGTAAAGAAACAGGTAGATTGAACAAAGACGATATTGAGAGAGCTTCCGTATCTCTTAACATTTATGGTAAATCAGATCTTGGTATTCAATCATCTTTAGAAGTTGTACAAGAAGAAATACAAAGATCATTAGAAAATGAAATAGATTTGCTTTACAGACAATCTTTTGCAAGTGTACAAAATCCAGACAAAGGTAATTATTTTATTACATGGCTAGATAGTTATGTAAACAGAGGTTATTATTTGCCAGATTTAGATTATTTAAGAAGATTGGTAGAGGATAGTGATCTTGTATCTGACTATGTAAAAAACAATGCAAGGTTTAGAAGTAGAAGTGATACAAGTATTATGTATCCAGAAGGTCAAGAACCTGGTACAAGTCAATTCAGCACTCACGATGGTACAATATTAGAAGGGACAACACCATAATGGCTACAGTTAAATTTCAATTAAGTGATTTACACACTCAGTTAGGATTTGAAGAGCCTTTTGTTTTTGATGTAGAAAGAACCGTAGAGCTTCCTTCTGGTCGAACAGCAAATATAAAAAATTCTAAGTTTCCAAGAACTAACGAAGAAAGAAATATGTTGATAAGAGAAATATTTGCAAGAGGTCAAAAACAGCAACAGCTTACAGGTACTTTTCCACCAGCTGCTTTACAATATATATCTGAAAACGCTGCTGACTCTCAATCTAATTTATTTCAAAGTGAATTAAGTAAAGTTGCAGAAACAAGTCAACGTATGTTTGATGATCCTTTAGGAACAAAAGCATCTGTAGAAAAATTTGTTGCTAAACAAACACCATACAAAACAGGATTTTTTCAACGTCAAGAAGCAATGGCAGACACCTTTCCTGTTGTAGGAGATATAGCAGCTGGAGTTGGATTAATACCTAACTTAGCATACTCCGCTGGAGTAGAACCATTTATACCTGGAGATCCAAGTAGTGGATTACCTATGAGTTATGATGATATTGTAGAGGACGCAATTGTTGCGGCAAAGAGAAGATTACCTAATGACCTTCAGTCATCTGGTAGATTAGGAACTATCATCGCTGCAGATCTAGGTTTACTTTTGGCTTTAAAAAGAGCACCTATACATCAATCAGCGATCCCTGTTCACAAAGATTTTTTAATGAACAAAGTTTTAAGAGGACTTATAAAAACATCAAGAAGTCAAGTCGGTACGCCCGTGGCTCTTGGAACATCATCAGCGATTGGTAGTGTAGCATTTGATACAGCATACGCATATGCTAACAGATTTTATAGAGATTCTTACCCAACAAGATTTAAAATGAATGACAAGAATGAATTTATTTTAGATGAAAATGGCGAGAGAATACCAGAACAACCTCCTATTGCTGAAGATACATTAGCTGCTTTAAATCAAGCAAAGTATGAATTTTTAGTTTCTGGTGGCGCTGCAGCGGCATTTAACATGGGTGGTTTTTTATGGAGAAACTTTTTAAGTAAAAGCACAGGTATTGGTGCAAAAGATATTACACAAAAAGATCTTAACAAACTAGCACAAGAGTATGGAATACCTTTATCAATTATATCTGCTACCCCAAGAGAAGGGATCAAAGGATATGCAAAAGTTGTTGGTGTATTTCCTTTCGTTGGTGGACCATTACGTGAATCACAAGATCAAGCTAAAGCAGCCTTATACAGAGAATTAGAAAAAACTTTTGTTGAGCTGGCTCCATATAATGTAACAAAAGAAATATTACAAAACCTTAGCTCCAAGGCTGTAAAAGATTTTCAACAAAATTTTCAAAATTTTGCTGGTACAAAAGCTGTATTGTACGAGGCTTTTGATGATTTAGCAGATCAAATAGATGAGCCATTTATACCAACAAATAGAGTAAGAGAATATTTAGGAAATATTGTAACTAAAAAAGCAGAGGACATTCCCATCGAGGGTGATGCTTTTGCTGGTGATAGATATTTTGCAAACGTAAGAGGTGTTTTGGGAGCCATAACAGGTGATCCTGATGCACAAGCAAAACAAATTGAAGCTCTTACTTTACTTGCAAACATGCCAGAATATTTAACGGCAAATCAATTTAGGGCATTTCAAAAGGATATTAACGAGTCTATAAAAAGATTAAATCCCGCAACTGGCGGTGTTACTCCTGACTCATCTGATGCGATGAGTACTATACTTACAAATATTTCTAAAAATTTAAGAATAGATAAAGATGATATTAATAATTGGAAACAGATGTCTGGTAAGAATGAGATACTTGCTAGTCAGGCAAAAGATAGATTAGATTATGCAAATACTTTTTTCTATGCAAACAAAAATGATTTCGCCTCTTTCTTTAAAGGATCCGAAGGCACAACAAGACTTGGTAAATTAATAGAGACACGTGTAAATCAAAGATTTTTTCAACCCAATGCGCCAGCTGCACCAGGAGAATTTAAGATAGATCAACTGTTCGATTTCATCATGGACTCTAAAAACATAACACTTAGTATGCAAGCACAAGAGGAGATGTTTAGACAACTAGGTCCTCAATCATACAATGCAATGGTGTCGGCTTGGTTAGATACACAACTTGGTAGAAACATCGACATGGTTAGTTACCCTCGCAAAAAGGTAACACCAGGTGTGACAGATGAAGGGCAACCAGATGTGCCTGCAAGAGTTTTAGGTGAAAGAGAAGTAAAACAAACTTCTGTCAATGCAAACATACCTATATTGGATGTTACTGGTTTACGAAAAGCATTAGGCATGGTTGATGCTCCAACAGTAGGAGGTATTGAAGCTAGATCTTCAACAGCAGCCATACAAAATATGTTCAAACTTACAGGTAAAAAAGGTGAAGAAACATATAAAAAATTGGATGACTTATTAACTTTAGCAGAATCAGTGCAAAGTTTTGATATATCTGATGTATCACAATTTGTACAAAGACGTGCCGTGTTAGGTGGTGCGAGAACTGCTGCTTTAACATTAACTGGTGCAGGTATTGCAAGTAATCCACTTGGATCACTTGGTGTAATTTTATTGTCTCGAGGTATTTCATCTTATCTTGCAGATCCAAAAGCTTACAAGAACATGATGTCTTTGCTTGATGATAGTTTATCACCAGCCTTAAGAAGAAACGTTGCTTTAGAGTTAGTAAGATTTGCTGATCAACAATATGGTTTTGATAGAGATGAGGGTGAAGTGAGACCGTCTCTAATTACAGATTTAGAGTCAGGTGTAACACCTATCATAAGAGAGGCGCCTGGTAGTGAGAAGTCACGTAAGAAAGCAAAAGAGCAAGTCTTAGGTATAGAAAAATATTATGGTAAGAAGGTTGACGCCCTTACAATACCTGAGATGATTGAATATTTCGCAGAGATGTCACCGTTTGTACCAACTACAGCGTATGCAAATTATGTTAAGGTTGGTCAAGATGGTAACAAAGTTGATATTAAAGGATCTAATAGATTACAATCTAACAGCCCGTTTGAAAATCAATTAAGAGTATTAGCTAGCATAGATCCATCATCTGAATTAGCAAAAGGCATTTTTGGTGAAAAAGAAGGACAAAAAATTGCAGATTATTCTAAAGCTTTAGCAGAAGAGCAAAGAGTAGGCGATGTGGATGCTGGTACTGGTATGCTAAACATTCCTGTATCAGGTCAAAGTAAAAGAAACTTTCCTACTGGTTTTAGACAAGTACCACAAACTTTAGGACCTAACCCGTTTTTAACAGGTCTTTCACGTTTTTATCAACAAAACGTAGCGCCAGCTATGAATACTCAAATGTCTATGGGTAATACAATAGGAGGTCTTGTTAATCTTCCTGGTCAAGTTAACAAATTTTTCACAGGTGTTGATCGACGTTTTGGTCTAGGACCACAGAACAGACTTAATCCAAACCAAAGAATAGCAATGTCAGATGGAAATTTAAACCAAGCACTTGCTGCAAGAGGGTTTAACAAAGGTGGCATAGCAACGATGAAAGGTAAAAAATAATGCCTCACAAACCAGGTCATTACGCAGGTGGAGGAGCAGATGCTAGTCAATCTGATTTTAGTATAATAGGTGGAGGTCAATCATCAAAACCATCTAAACCATCTAGACCATCTGAGCCTCAAGATTTTTTTGGTAGTATGTACACTACACCAGACGTTCAAACAGGAAGCCCCTCTACAGATGAAAGTATTCAAACATTTATAGATTCTGGCGCAGGTGGGGGTGGATCAAATACCTCAGATTCAGGTTCTTCATCTGATTCTGGTTCCAGCACGGATAATACTTCTACCACTACGACCACCACTACCACTAATAATAATCAAGACGATGATGATAACAATGAAAAAAAAGCCATAGATGCTGTAAACGATTTTTTTGTTAAAATAGGTGGCAAAGGTGAATTAAAAAAATTAGAGGGTGATGAATTAGACAGAGTTAGAGAGATTTTAAGCAGGTATTCTCAATTAGAAGCTGGCCCACTAAAATCAAGAGCGTTACAAGTTCAAAATATTCTTGATGGTGTTTTTGGTAAAGAACAAAGATTTACCGACATGGAAGGTAATAGAATAGAAACAGGTGGTTTGTTAGAAACAGCTGACGGTTTAATAGATCCTAACACTGGTGAGCTTGTTATAGATAAACAAGGTTTACCTGTTAAAGGAAATAAAAGTGTAAGATTTTCTAGAGAAGGTGTAATCGATGTTTTAAAAGATGAATTTGGTGATGACATTCTTAATAGATTAAAAAAAGACGAAAAAGCAGATTTTTATTTACTACGTGGTATGCCACAAACTACTGGAGGTTTAGCTGATTTGGCTCAATTAGATGCCAATGACCCTAAAAATGCAGCGATAAAAGAAATGATTTTTAACGCAAGATCAACTTTAGGTCAAAAAGACAGTGTAGACAACATGGGTAATCCTAGAACTTCAGAAGAAATGCAAGAAAGAAGACAAGAGAGAGATCCAGGAACAGGTGGTGGGGGAAGCGATGATACTGATGATACACAAGATCAATCTCAATTCTTTGGTTATAATCTAGGTCCAGCACCAATAACATATCCAGGCACTGGTAATGTGTTTGTTGACCCTTCACAAGGTCCACTACAATCTCTATTTGTTGATAATTATCAAGGCAATCCTAACAATGTAGGCATTGCAACAGCAGCTGATGGTATGTTTGTTGACAAAGAACCTAGCTTGCCTTTAAAACTACAAGATATTAAATACGAAAAAAGAACAAACATGATGAGAAATATGGATAGAATACAGCCAGAAACAAACGTAATGCAGGGTAATATGGATTTAGCTCCTAACCTTAATAGAGGAATATGATTGAGTTAAATTTTAAAAACGCCGTTTGGTTCGGTATAATACTCGTGTCCGCAGGTATATCTTACGGTATGGTTTCCCAGAAACTATCGGCTCTAGAATCAAAGCAACAACTATTAGAAAAGGCAATAATGCAAGACATACCAGAGATAAAAGAACGAGTAATACGACTCGAAATATTGTTGGAACAAGCATTAGTCGAATAAAATTTTCTTAGGATCTTCGCCCATAACTTTACTAGCTAGATCAATTTTACTGTTTAAAGCCTTAACTATCTTCTCATCGATTGTACCCTCAGCTATAAGATCAACATAAGTTACCTTATCTTTTTGTCCTATCCTGTGAGCCCTATCTTCTGATTGCATGCGTACTTCTAAACTGTAGTCATTAGAATAATACACAACAGTGTGACTACTAGTAAGAGTAAGGCCATAGCCTCCTGTCTTGGGATTTCCGACAAAAAATCGGAGGTCGCTATCAGCAACCATAAAATCATCAACAATAGACTGACGTATACTATCTTTAGTGTCGCCATAATAGCTAGCAACACTCGTCTTACCGTATTCATTTGCTATCTCCTTTTCTATGGTTTGTATATCATGACGGTACACGGCCCATATAATTACCTTACCGTCCGTTTCCTCCAACACTTGAAGTAATTCTTTTATTCTATTGTTTTTAAGTGGTCTAACTTCTCCGTCATCTGTCTTTACATGACCACACGTTATCTGATGTAGTCTTGTCATTTGTGTCAATACAGAGGCAGCGGTCATAGGATTGTCCTCAAAGAAAGTTATTGCCGCTCGTTTCATCTCAACATAAGCTTTTAATTGTTCTGGTGTCATAGCCACTGCTCGTTTGGTGTAAAGTTTTTCTGGTAAGTCAAGACAATCATCTTTGAGTATCCTCGTAGAAAACTCACGTAGTATTGCTGTAAGTTCATCTAGTCGTTGATAACCAAGAACGTGTTGAAAAGAATGTGAGCCTACACTTCTTTGTTTAATAATGGCATACCTAGCACGAAAAGCATAATAATTTGTTTGCTCCAAAAACCACCCACCAAGAAACTGTATCTGCGAATACAAATCTAGTGGTGATTTTGTTACAGGAGAGCCTGTCATGATACGTCTATACTTTGCAAGATTCGCTATCTTCGTAATATTTTTTGTTCTTCTCGCTGCATGATTTTTTATCGTGGTAGACTCATCGACGACCATGAAACACGAACCACTGAAAATAAAACTACGTGCAAAGTCAACGCCTCTTGGTGTCGACAATGCTTCTATGTTCATAATAAGTATGGTTAAGTCATCAGTCATCACGGACAACTGCTCAAGCTCATCCTTTTCTTTTTTCTTTGGCGACGCTGACCAAACAGCTACACGGTAATTGACATGATCAGCCATGTGGACAGATAATTCATTACGCCAGTTTCTTTTGATACCGTTTGGTGCAATGACCAATGCACGATCTATCTTGCCTCTGTCATACAACATAGCAATATTATCTATACAAACCTTAGTTTTTCCTGTGCCCATCTCCATAAACCAGGCCCAGACTTGTCTGTTCCAACTTTCTTCAAGCGCCTTTAATTGATGCTTGAACGGTTTCGTCTTAAATCTATACTCCATAATTACTTTCTAAAAATGCAATATAAAGGTTGCAAAAG